CGTATCGATAATATGACTAAGCACATCATTCGGAATACTAATCTCATCAGTTGTAAATCTAACTTGTTCTCGAATCTTTGGTAGTAAATAATTATTGCTTATCACAGTCTTTTCCTTTGCGCTATAGCCCTTTGTTTTGATTCTATACATTCTATCCTTTAAAATAGGATTCACCTTATTCTCGTCATTATAACTGAAGATGAATAAACATTTGCTCAAGTCAAAGTTAATCTCAGCGAAATATTTATCGTGAAATTGAGAATTTTGAGAAGTGTCTGTTAGATGTGTTAGAATGCCCGCAATTTCTTCGCCTCTAGGGGTATCACTGATCTTGTCGAGCTCATCAAAGTAAATCACAGGGTTCATACATTTACTATCAATTAGAATCTGAACGATTTTACCCCAGGTGCTACCCTCATACGTATATCCGTGGCCGTCCAAGAAGCTACTATCTGTCGCACCTCCTAGAGCAATAAACGCGAATGGTCTGTTTAGAATTTTACTAATTCCCTCCTTTACCAAACTTGTCTTACCAGTTCCGGGGGGTCCGTGAATCGCAATAGCAGTTCCAATGGCCTTTGGATTGGTCAATAACTGGCCCAACATTTGCATAATTTGCATCTTCGCGTCATTCAAACCATACACCGCCTGGTCCAACGTTTTTTGAGCATTTTCCATAAAGTCGTGACACTTGTCGACACCATCTTCGATGCTAATCGGTAAGCCATCGTGTTTGTTAAATGGAATGCGCATAAACGTATCAACCCAATTTTTACTCTTATAAAACTCTCCGCTTCCGGGCTCCATATATTTAAGTGAGTTGATCTTCTTCATTGCGGCGGATTTAAATTCGACTGGAATTGTGGATTCGAGCAAAGTCATTCGATACGGCTTTTCGATTCGCGTAATCTTGTTGATCTCCCTCGCTTCCTTGATGATCTTCTTTTGTTGCTCTACGTCCAATTTTTCGTAGAATGAGAAGTCGTTCATCGTGTTCTTATCCTTTATAATTCGCTTGAAAATTCGCATATTTTTATCTTTTTGTTTGGTTGCCTTCTTTTCTAATCTAACCTTTTGGGTTTTAATTTCATCCTCATACACCGAGATACACTTTTTAATAGATTTATCAGTTGGATTTGCCTCCAATAGTTTTTTTAGTTGTTGAAGAGTGTCGGTTTGGCTCGGCGAAGCTTCAGGTGGCATCGAAGTTGTGGTAGAATTGCTCTTAACAGAAGCCTTTTTTGACCTTTTAATCACAATATTCTCCTCTTCATCAGATTCTTCCTCTTCATCAGATTCTTCCTCTTCTTCAGATTCATCGGTTGACACCTCTTCATCTTCATCTTCGGTAACATCATCCTCATCGTCCTCATCCTCATAGTCAGAATCACAATCCTCCCACTCATCTTCGGTTTCATCCATCCCGCCAATCGTAAAGATAATATTCAAATTTTTATTCTTAACGGGCTCGTCGTCGTCATCGTCATCTTCCTCCTCCTCATCGGAATCCTCTATAACTCTCTTCGACCTCTTTGTCTTTTTATCCTTCTTTGTCTTCTTACTCTTTCTACGAACTGCTTCATCAGAATCTTCTTCATCGGATTCCGTGTCGCAAATATCCTCTTCGTCCTCATCTTCGTCCTCTTCATATTTATTTTTATTATTTTTAGATTTAGCAGAGCCCTTCTTTGTAGGAGACGGCTCATCGTCGAACTCTTCAGCAGCCTTCTTCAATTTCTCACCTGCCTTAATTTTATTACTGAGATGTTTAGACGGAAATATCTGCGAAAGGAATTTACGATATTCATGAACGTCCATTTCTTCATCATCTGAATTACTCTCATCCCCGTCATCACTATCAGAATCGGCAACCTGCTTTTTCTTAGTCGCCATTTCAATACGCTTTGAACGGCGATATTCGGGTTTATTTGATTTAATTTTGCTGTCACGCGCCATTTCTATTCTCTGTATGCTGTAATTATTTATGTTTAAATTAAAATCAATTTTATTTTATAAAATAAATATTGATAAACTCAGCCGCAAAGAAATATTAAGTTATTAAACCTTTTCTCATTTCACTTCGTAATAAACGCCTATTATCAACAGATCAAAATAATTTAAAGATATATTATTTAAATTATAAAATGTATAAGTCTATTAATTTTTTAATACGAAATCGAAAATTCTCTACTGAAATATTTTTCATAAGGAATAAAGAATTACCTATTTGTTCAAATTGTTTACATTTTATCGAACGTGAAAATGACTATCCATATGATGGATATAGATGTAAAAAATTTGGTGAGATGAATGTAATTACTGGTGTAATTAAATATGATTTAGCCGCGGTTTGTAGATTAGATGATGATATGTGTGGAGAAGAAGGTGACCAATATACTGCTAAAAATCAATCTTGATATATATATATATTTTATTATAGTTGATAATGGGTATTTGAAATGAGAAAAGGTGTAAAACAAATCATCATCATAATTATTTGCATATAATGTGTGAAAATAAAAACGCAAAAAGAATGTCACTCTTTAAAATAAAATTGAGACTAAAAAACAATATAAATCTATTATATTATATAAGAGAAGATGTCCAAACTAACAAGTTCCAGCAATATGTCGATAAACTGTTCAAAGGTAATTGGCATCCAATTTAGTATCATGTCGCCGGAGGAAATTAGAAAGGCGTCCGTTGCTGAAATCACCAGCAGAGATACATATATAAATAATAAGCCAGTGATTGGAGGGCTATTTGATCCTAGAATGGGCGTTTTAGAACCTGGTCTAATATGTCCCACCGATGGATTGGATTATATGCAAACACCGGGTTATGCCGGGCATATTGAATTAGCCCGTCCCGTGTTTTATATTCAGTATTTAACTACAATACAAAAATGTTTAAGATGTGTATGCTTCAAGTGTAGCAAACTCTTAATCAGCAAGGAGAAATATAAGCAGGCTTTGAAAATGCAAGGAGAGGCCAGATGGAAATATGTGTTTTCCTTGTGCAGCAAAGTTAAGCGATGTGGTGATGACAGTGAGGACGGCTGTGGCACATTACAACCAAATAAAATTAGAAAAGAGGGTCTTGCTACTATATTTGCCGAATGGAAGAACGACAATGCCGAAGCAGAGCCAATTATTATTAAGGTAACCCCCGAAATTGTGTTGAAAAATTTCAAGCGCATCTCGGATGATGATGTTAGCTTTATGGGATTTAGCCCGGTTTACTCGAGACCTGATTGGATGGTTTGTCAAGTAATGTCGGTGCCGCCGCCTTCGGTTAGACCGTCTGTCAAGCACGATGCTCAACAGCGCTCCGAAGATGATCTAAGTCACATATTAGTAAATATTATCAAGACGAACAAAACGCTACAGGATAAAATTCAAAACAACGCGCAGGCAAATGTTATTGACGATTGGACGACAGTTTTACAATATTACGTTGCTACGCAGGTCGACAATAATATTCCCGGCGTCGCGTCAGTTGCTCAGCGTTCAGGTAGACCTTTAAAATCGATCAAAGATAGATTGAATGGAAAGGGTGGACGTATGAGAGGTAATTTGATGGCAAAGCGTGTTGATTTTAGTGCTCGTTCAGTAATTACTGCCGATCCGAATATCTCAATTCGCGAATTAGGTATTCCGATGAAGATCGCCAAGAATATCACCAAGCCGGTTACCGTAAACAAAATAAATAAGGCATTCTTAACCAAGCTGATTCAAAATGGACCTGAACAGTGGCCCGGCGCAAAGATGCTAGAGAAAAATAATGGTGAAGTGATCACTCTGCGATACTATTTGGATAGAAACTCTATTATCTTAGAAGAAGGTGATATTGTTCATCGTCATATGATGGACGGTGACGCGATTCTATTTAATCGTCAACCTACTCTTCATAGAATGAGTATGATGTGTCACATCGCACGTATTATGAAGCGAGGTGATACTTTTAGAATGAACGTTGCAGACACAAAACCATACAATGCCGATTTCGATGGGGATAGACATATGTAAAAGCATTTTGTCCCCAACAGGGAGCGTTAAAAGCGTGCAACTCCCTAGTCGTTTATAACTCTTTATAAAAATAATATAAAAATAAATTGCTCTTATATAAATGGAAATAAATTTAGATTTAAAAAATATAACAATAGAAGATGAAACTCTTAGATGGGTTGAAATTTATAAAATTACAAATAAAATAAATCAAAAGGTATACATTGGACAAGCGATTTCACACATTCGTAAACATAATAAATTTGTTCCACACGGAACAAATGGTAGATTTCATACACATATTCAAGAAGCATTTGGTAATACTACAAAATATAGTTGTAGAAATTTAAATAATGCTATAAAAAAATATGGAAAAAATGAGTTTACCTTACAATTGTTATTCAATTGTAATTTAGAAGAAGCGAATAAATTAGAATCTGACGAAATTGTTAAACACAATTCACTTGTTCCAAATGGGTATAATTTAGTTACAAATTGTAAATCCTTCTGTCCATCTTTAGAATTTAGACAGTCTCTATCATCTGGACTAATAAACTCTTTAGCAGATAAAAGAATAGAAAGAATTATGAAATATAAACTAAATATATCTGATAACTATGAAATGTATGTTACCCCAAAAAATAGAGATAAAATACAATGTGGATGGAGAATACGAATTAGGGATATTGTTTTATTAAATACAAACATACCTTCAAATAAAGAATTTGAGTTCACATCACATTTGATTTCATTAGAAGAAAATAAAATAAGAGCAATAGAGTTTTTAAAAAAAATTAAAGAGTTAATAAACGGCAACATGACCAAATTGCGGGAAACCACCTTAGAGCCTTCTACTACCACTCACACTGAGA